TGAACTCTTTTTACGCTTCAACTTTTGGGGGTCATCTTCCTCCGTTTTTTAGGGGTCACTTTAACCGTTTTTTCCATTATTATCGTTTTTTTGTATATTTTTACATTTTAATAATCGGTAGGTAACTATACCTTTGCCGTGTATCACAACACAAATATGTACATATTATTTTAATTATGAAAATTTTATGCTCATATTTTTATAGGTTTTTTAATAGCCCCTTTGTATATGATTGATTTCAAACGTTTTCGAAAAGACAAAAGGTTAACACAGGCGGCACTCGCAAATATGTTGGGAATGGATCAAAGCCGCATTTCTCGAATGGAGAAGAACGGCGACGGATTTACGCCTGAGCATATGGACATATTATGCAGTCGATATGCCGACATTGACGATTACGTTATCGACGACTCCAACGTCGCCCCCGCTCCCACGGTTCCCGCATTGCTGGCTTTGGTTGCCTCCCAGCAGCGCACCATCGAGAACCTTTCCGAAACCATAAAAAACCTAACTTCAAAGAACCTGTAAAACCATGAAAGCATCCGACATGCCAATAGCGGATGAAATATTACAACGCCTCAAAAACCAATACGGAGGTATCACCGACGCGGAGATTGAAGAGCTAACGACCGATAACGCTCAAGCATACCGTATCTGTCGTTCTTTGTGCGACTCAGGAGTTGCTACGAAAGACAGCATCGGGCTGAGCGGCACGGGGAAGACTGCATTCGTAATATCGGAGGGTGGCGCGAAATATATCTACGAGCGAGAGCAAGAAGATATAAATACCCGCGCCCTCGAAAACGAAAGCCTCAAACTGTCTGTCGCCGAGATGAAGCGGAACAAGGTGGCATTTTGGCTGACAATATTAAACTCCATAATACTACTGCCTACCGTGTTTAAGATGGTCAAGGCGCTTATTCTGTATCTTTCTAATCTCTTTTAATACAGTCAAACGTCTACGCCGTATGCGCAGCGCGTCGAGCCGTAACCATATGGCCGTTATCAATAATGCAACATTCAGTATTTGCAACACCGTTAATGCAAGCATAATGAAATGTATTCAAAGAACATTTGTAAACCCTATTGGCACACTATTTCGCCCTTTCGGATTTGGTTATTTCAATCTTTTTTATATATATTTACATTGTTTTGCGGCGTAGAACTCTTTACCTTTGCCGTGTAGTTCAATTCCACAATGCAAATACAGATATTATATCTATATAAACAAATTTATTATAGATATTTTTTTCAATAAAATTTTATGAGAATTATTGACCGGTTTGATAAATACATGCAAATCAAAGGCATAAACGATAATCAGGCTACCATAGAGTGTGGTTTATCGGTGGGTCTTTTAGGGAAAGCCCGTAAAGGGGATAGTGATTTAGGCAAAAAGACCATGGAAAGGATATTGAAAAAATATCAAGACCTAAATGATATTTGGCTTTTAACAGGTGCGGGTGAAATGCTCAAAACTGAACCGCCGATAGTTGCCGAAAACATGAACGTAATCAGCACGGGCAAGGTTATCCCCTACTACGACGCCGAAGTTGCGGCCGGAACGGCATACGGAATGGAAATGACGCAGACGCAACCTGCCGGAATGATCGAAATAGGAGGACTTATGAAAGACAGCGAATTTGCGATGCGGGTCTATGGGAATAGCATGGTCCCCAACTACCCCGCCGGTTGCGTGATTGGATTGCGTCAATATACGGAACATTTCATTGAACCGGGAACCGTTTACGTTATAGAAACGACAGAAAACAGATTTCTGAAACGCCTATATTACAACAAAGATAAATCAGCCTTCCGCTGCTTGAGCGACAACCACATGAAACACGAGAGCGGCCCCATGACTGGGGAATATTTCTACCCGGAATTCGAGATACCCTTCGAGGATGTCAAACGGCTGTTGCGGGTCACGGGAGTGATTAAACGAAATATACTTTAACCCCAAAAATTAGCAACCATGAAGAAACCTTTACTTACTATTTTTTTGGTTTTGTTTGCGGCCCCTATTTGGGCGCAGGTCGATAAAGAGGCGGATCAAAAAAGATACGGGAAAGGGCAAATGCCGTTCAACGAAAAAGGCGAGGTCGTCTTTTCCAAAGTTGTTCACGAGGAAAGGCATGACAAGAAAGCTCTATATAATTCGGCAAAATTGTGCATAACGAATATATTTAATTCGGCAAAAGATGTCATCCAATTAGATGACCCTGAATCCGGGATCGTTATAGTAAAGGGGTTCGCCGAAGAACCATCAAGAGGATTGATGGGGACTGTACAGGATGCACAGGTATGGTTCTCCCTTAAAATTCAAACAAAAGACAATCGCTATAAAATTGATATATATCAAATAAAGGGACATTACCCCGGAGGTGTTGTAAATAATATATACACGAATCCAATGGATTGGCCAGCAGAACAACTGACTTATGAGACATGTTTTAAACCCAATGGTAAAATGAAAACAGCAAGAGAGGGGTTTTATCGCCGAGCTATCATAGACTGCTGCAATCGCTTACTAATTCAGATTCAGAAAGATGTTCATAACAATTTAACCGCCAATTCTGCTAATGATACAGAAGATTGGTAACCCCTCCTCCCAACTCCCGCCCCGACTTCTGCCGGGGCGTTTTTATTATTTTGTTCGCAATAAATTTGCATAATACGCAAAAGTGTATTATATTTGTATTACAGAAAAGGAACAAACGATATGAATGTCGAACTAACAGAAAAAGAGTGGGATTTGATCGAATCTATACGCAATTACCACAAAGCCTATCCCAACGGGAAAGAAGAACAAGAATGGTATATCGAGATGATCCTACAAGAATTATTGGAACGTGATTAACAACCAGCCCTCGGCCAATGGCCGAGGGCACAAAAAGACAAATATGGAAATCATTGTAAAACAAAATCGGGAGACAGTAAAACAGAAGATGTCGGACATCCTGCTGGACGTATCTTGGGCCAAAATATCGGAAAAGTACTTCGGGAAATCGCGGTCATGGCTCTATCACAAAATGGATGGCATGAATAACGGGAAACCGGATGACTTCGACGAAGCGGAGAAAGAGATATTGCGCAACGCCCTGCTCGATTTATCGTCAAGGATCAGCAAATGCGCAAATAATATTTGAAGCCCTGCCGATCCCTGGACTTTGGGCCGGGGCGTTTTTACCCAAAGTGTAGAATAATTCACTACCTTTGCGCGTTATTTGCATGGAAAATGTTATATTTGCATAGAAACCTACCAACTCAACAATGAAAGCACAACAGTTTAACGGACGTTATCCAATGAAGAAAGGCACGGGCATAAGCGTTAGTTTATCCGTCATTCTCTACGAGGAGGACGGCATCCATTATGCCTATTGTGCGGCTCTCGACATCCTCGGATATGGAAACGACGAGGCAGAGGCAAGACAGTCTTTTGAGATCATGCTCGAAGAAATATTAAAATACGCTATATCGGAGGGGACATTGAGCGCCCTGCTCGAATCCTATGGCTGGGAGAAAAGACAACCGCCTAAGACAAGCGACCTTATCGCCCGCAGTAGCGAATTGGCCGATATTGTCGATAATAAAGCATATAGAACCATTCGAGAGCATATAACGCTTCCTTGTGCATAATGGGCGCTTTATCGAATATTGACATCGCGGATTTTCGTCGGTTCTTAAAATTCCAGAAGTGGGAGTATATCGACACAAAAGGCGGCCATGAAAAATGGTACAAGAAAGGAATGCTTCGTCCTGTCATATTTCAGACGCATATAAATCCAATCCCAATAGGCATCATCAAAAACAATCTACGAACAATGGGATGCAATGCGCAAGATTTAATTGACTACATGAACAAATAGCGATAACACCAAACCCCATCGATCCCCGGGCCACGAGCTCGGGGATTTTTTTGTACATATTGAACAATAAATCGCCCTGAAGCAGACTTACATCCTAAGAGAAACACAAACATTTTGAACAATTCACCCCATCAATCCCCTGGCCACAAAAAAATCTGAAAATTTTTCGCCGAACTCTTGCATAATGTGCCGAGAGTTGGCTCCTTTGCATCGTAAGCCTGTGATGAAGCAGGCCACGGACAAGAAAAGCGGCAATAACCGCGAATCTTAACGACGAAAGGACACATTGTTGGTAGTAGGTTTCCTGGAAGGGTCTGTGGCTATTCATCCGGCCGCAGACCCTTTTTTCTATGGCAAAGAGAACGGTAAATATCCGTTAAAGTACATATTGTCCAAGCTTTAGCATGTTTTTATCTTTGCCACAGATCGGAAGAATAAAAAGCCGGTCGAT